CGCTCACCCGGCTGTTCTTGTTTAGACGGCTAAACGATGTTCCGTTTAGTTGGAGATCAGCATGACGCCGGCGGTATCCTTGTCACTGGTCGCGTACTGGTCCCAGTTCGTGGCAACGCCGATGGCCGAGTCATTCGGAGAGTGGCCACCGTTCGTCTTGTCCCAGGAGAAGCCCTTCACACTGAGCTGATAGCTCCACTCACCTTGATAGGTGGAGGTGATATTCTCGCCGCCGTTACGAGTATCGATGTTCTGCGTGAAATCTCCGTTCTGCTCCACCAGCACGGCGCCGGGTACGAGGCCTAGCGTGTTGTACTTGTTCGGCGTAGCGGAGGTGACCAGTGCTGGCGAGTCGGTCATCACCAGCGGTCGGCCGAAACCATCCTGCGCGACGGCGATTTTGTCGAAGACGAACAAGCGATTTGTGTTCGTTATTGCGTTACCATAGATGTCGAACAACGGCTTGGAGTGCGTGACCCAAGCAGTGATCGCATTGGCGCGGTCACCAAACTTACTGACCGCCGAGTTCAGGCTGGCAATGTCGGCATTGACCGGAGTCGAGGCGCTGTAGGTTGTGGTGACCATCGCCGAGTTGCCAGACAGCGCCGCCACACACGCCAAGATGGCCGTATTCAGCATGTCAGCCATCGTGTCGCCCGCAAGCTGCTGACCCATCGCCGCGCCGGCTTCCTCTGGATTCAACTGGATCCACTTGAACTGGCTGGGTGAGAGGTCAATCGGGTTCGTGCCCGCTGCCACCTTCACGGCTGTGTCAACCAGATGCTTCATCTGCTGAGCGGTCAGCGTGCCGGTGCCGTAGGCGTTGCGGCGGCGGACCAGATTGGTGATCTTCGCCCACATCGCGGTTTCACTGTAATCACCAGTGTGATTCGCGGTGCGCAGGGTGAAGGCGTTGCGCGTGGCGGCATTGAACAACGCCACTTGCTGCGCAAGGATTTCCGTCATGGTGGAGTAGGTCCACTCATTGAAGACGGCGAGATCGGAAAGTGCCATGTTTATTCTCCAGACTGTGCTTTGCGGTGAGCGACGATTTCCTTGGGAGAAGCCGTCGCCATATTGAAGTTCTTGTCGGAACTCGAATTATGGGAACCTCCCAGATCATCGTTTCCTTTGGCACCGCCGCCGGAGGCATGACTACCGCGTAGGATAGGCGCAAAGGCTTTGTTTGACAACAGCTCCTTTTCCAGGTCCGCAAGCGTGGCCGCGCCGACGGTTCCGTCCTTATCTTTTACACGCGTGACGGGTTTTCCGTCTTCCTTGTCAACGACCAATCGGTTCTGAATATGCGGGAGTAGAACTTCCACATTTTCAGGCTTCAGTGCCAGCTTGTGCGCGAGAGTGCTGGCGACATTATCGATGAGCAGTGTGTTGATAACGCCATTGGCACCGTTCAACTCGTCAGACAATTCCTTTTCGCGCTTGGCAAGTCGGTCCTCATATGACTTTCGCAGCTTGTCGACGTCGCCCTTCGGCACAGCGCCCGCGTGCAGATCGTCAAGCTCAGCCTGCAGAGCCTCGGCTGCTTCTTGTGCAGCCTTCAATTCCTTCTCGGCACGCTGACGCTCTTTCTTCTCGTGGTCCTTGGCGCGCTTCAGCGCACCAGTGTCTTCGCCACCTTCGACGTCCAGGTAGAACTTACCATCTTCGCCCTTCTTGTATTCACCATGGAACGCCGAGCCGACGCCATCCAGGGAATCCAGCACTGCCTTCATCGCCATGTCACTTCTCCTAATGCGGCACTGCCGCGTTGATTGGACATCTAGACGTCTAGATGTCTATAGACCAGCGCGCTTAAACGCGCCGGGAGCCTTTTCCCGCATCTGCTCTAGAGTCAGAGGCTGGAATGTCTTGCTTAGGTTGAGCTCTGCGAACCGCTCAGCGCTCAGCCCACCATCACGAAACAACTTGCCACGCACTTCACCAAGCGCATCGTCTTGGAACGCCGCTGGCTGCGTTTTCAACCATTCGTAATACGTCATTGACGCTGGCACCTGTCCAGGCTTCGGCCCTTTGCTGGCGCGCGTGGTGAACATCAGCACGTTGACGTCCGCAATACGCGCCACAGTCACTGAACGGCAGTTGATGTGAATGGGCGGCATCGGTCCGCCGTCCAGGCCAAACTCCTGACCATCCAGCGAGCGACATATCGTCGTTGTGCGGTCGTCCAACACACTGATCCAGATGTAACCATCCACGATGTCGTCGTTCTCCTGCCACGTCGCCATCCTGCCCTGACTGCTCGTGTGCTGGATTGCCGTGCGGACCACTGCGGCGGTCTGGCGCCGCGTCTGTCCGGTAAGGACACCATCCTTGTATGCACGCGCCTTCGTGCCACGCAGCTTCTGTATGATCTGCCCTGTCGTCTGGCCTTGCGCGCGGCCAGTGCGCAACACTGATTCAACCTTGTTGATGACGCCACCACGCCAGTTATCCACAAACGGTTGCAGGAGCTCACCAGTCGCTTGTATCGGCGCAGTCTGTGCCAGCTTCCACGCTTGCGCCGCGCTGGCTTTGGCGATCCTCCTAGCAGCACTGGCGACGAGGCCAGTTGTAAGGGACTCCGCTTCAAACCGCGCGGAGTACTCGGCGATAGCTTTCAAGTCGCTTGTCAGGCTGGTGGAGAACTTGCCAGTGTGCGCCGCGGTGACCTTTTTCGCAGCTTGCACAAGCCGGTCAAACTTCACTTGACTGATGTTGCTCAAGCGCCCACTGCCGATCTCGTTGATGACACGGCGCAACGCGCGATCAAGCTCCACAAGCGTACTATCAAACTCCATCAGCTTGTGCTGCTTTACGCGCTCAAGATAGACCTGATATTGCACGGCCACATCGTGTAGATACTTGTTCGGTGTCGTTGCCATGTCTTACGCCTGATTCAGCTGATTATCTTTGCTGCTCTGGTTGTTCGGGTCAGAGTTCGGGTTTTCCTCAATACTGTCCAGCGCCAGTGCTGCGGCCTCAGCGGCGTCGGCCGCGATTTCCTCCTTGGCTTCGGCATCATCCTCAGTCGCCAGCCCAGCCATCCGCAACTGCGAGCGCATCTCATTCCAGGTAAGCGCGCCGCCCTGCCAATTTGCGATGACTTGTTGCTGCTCTTGTGGCGACATCTTGCTGATCGCGAACGTAGTGCTCAGTTCAATGTAAACCTCATTCGGGTCGGGAATTTCACCGTTCACGAATAGCGAACACCAGCCAATCGCCATTGTGAGGGCGGCGCTCGTGTTCTTGGCGCACTTGGCAAGGACGGAGGTTTGGCTGTTCTTGTCCATCTTCGCTTCGCCGAGTGTACGACTCACGTTCTGCGGCTGGATAAGCTGCGCGCCAAGTGCCACCATCTGCGCTTCCTTCTGGTCCATGGCTTCCTTGCACATCGTGTTCGGCGTGGCCTGCGCCAGCGTAAACGTTCCGCCTTCCGGGAGGAATACACCACCACGGGAGCCGAGGTCCAGCGTGCCTTTCATCACGTCGTCGATCCATGCCTTCTTCAAGCCAGTGCATACCGGCGTGGGCTGTCCAACGATGTACACACTATCTTCGTAATCAGCGGAATTACGATAATGCTTCACGTTCAGCGCCGAGATGCCATACAGCGGCGGGTGATCCACTGCCGTATCGTTATTCATCGCGCCGATGAACGTAAATGGAATGAGCTCGAGGTTGTTGCCATTGGAATCAACCGGCCAGTATTCCTGGCGAAGGATGAAGTCGTTGCCGTCGTTGATCCACAGGCGCACGCGATAGATCCAGTTAGTCGAGTCATCGCAGCGTAGCTCACGCCACTGTGGGCCGGTCTCCAATTCAAACCCATCGTCCTTCGTGACGTACATTTCGCTCAACACGACAAGGGTCAGCGCGGTCTTCGCGCCTTTGTTAACCGTGCGCCAGTTGATGATCTCGTCCGGACTGAACGACACCAGCACCGGGCGCGCAATTCCCAACTGGACGTCTTGACGGCTAACTGCATCCATCTTNGGNTAGTCCACCAGAATGCCNGCNCGNGCGAANGCNAGCACTTCGCCGAGTGANTTCATGGCNACTTGTGTGAGGCTGACGTTGCTGCCAGTCGCGTCGGCNTTCANGAAGTCCAAGTCNGTCGGTATNTCAATCACAGGGTCAACATCAAATACTTGCCCGAGCAAGCCTTCAAGTGTTGAGCTCGTTACCGGGTAGAAAGAAGCGCGCTCGATGTACTGATCGTATCGCTTCTTGTTTTCCGGAGACTTGTCAGTCGGATTTGGCTTCGGCAGATAAACCTCGCGCTTGCCCTTGATAGTCAGCTCGCCCTCTAGGCAATCATGCGTGATCGTCCACTTGCGGCGCGCGTCGCCAACTTCTTTTCGGATATACGAGATGTTCGGTGCGGGCATGGTCTTATCCTCAGCTTGGCATTTTGATTTTGATGCTCTGCGGCGCTTTACCCGCGCCCTTCAAGCAACGATATCGAATAGCATCGTATGGATGGTCTTCGGCCGTAGTATCGACGTCGTCCATGTCGTCTTCGTCGCGCGGCAAAACAGGNAGCGTNTTGATNGCGGCCTTGCAATGGCGCATGAAGTAGATGGCCGGACCTTCACCATCCTTGGCGTTCTGCAGACGGTCACGCAATAGCTGGAGGCCGTTCTTGCGCGAGCCCGCCGACTTGTTGCTGCGCTCCCACTCAACGCCTTCCTCTTCCATCTTGCTGGCAATACTGTCCGGATCACCATTATCCTTTGACTCGCGAACATCGTAAATCTGATTATCAGCCGGACCCGGATACACAGCGCGACACCACTTGGCAGCCTTCAACTCAGCTTCGCGCTCATTGACGAGCTCAGCTACCTTGCGCGCGCCGTGGCGGACACCGTCGTTGCTGCCGATCTTGACTGTGCCGTACAGCTCATCAAACAAAATCAGCGAACCACGCTTCGGACAGAACGTTGTGCCATCTTCCAGCTTGACCTCCTCGCCATTGGCCTCGGCAATCCAGCCGATGTAGTACGGATGAGTTGATCCCCAGTCCATGCAACGATCACATGTCCAACCTTTCGGGATCTTGAAGCGTGGGACAATGCACGCGTCAGACCAGACATCATCCAGCGCGCCGCCTGCCACCACGTCCCAATCACCATGGAGCCAAGCACGGCGGCGGTTATCGTCAGTAATGGACTCAAGCTCGGCGATGTACTCAGGCGACAGGTACTTGTTTTCCTTGTACGAACCAAAGATCCGCACCTGTGTCTTCGTGATGTCTTCGCGCTCTTGTGTGCGTGGGTTGAATACGTTCGTGACCTTGCGCACCAGCTTCCCAGGAGGCGCGACATCAATGACGTCCTCGCGGACCCAGTTGTGGCCGGGGCCATATGGATTCATTGTCGCTGTAACTTCAAGCGGGATTTCTGGCAGGTAATACAGGCCGCTCTCATTATCAATCTTCTCGCGCATGCGCAGATTCCACATCCTGGCATGCTCGTGTGACATCACAACCGGATGGTCCGCAGGACGGAAGCCACTGCGGTTACAACTCAGCATCAGGTCGTATAGCTCACGAGTCGGGTACTTGCACAACTCATTCCAGCCGATATACGGATACTCGTGACCGTGATACAGCCAGTAATGCTCGCGGCGCTTGATGTGGCGCAATAGAAGTTGCTCGCCCGAAGGCCAGCTCCAGCCGAATGCGCCGCCTGACCCGACGAACTTGGCGCCGTCATCAAACTGCGGAAACCATCGCAGCGACTTGGAAACGATGTCGTCCAGGTTCTTATACTCGCGGTCAAAGATAATACCGCGCCAGAAACGACCATAGCCGAGACCTACGCGCATCCGGAAGCGCATCAGTTGCCAGTCAGTCTTCCCAGGACCGCGTGTCCCCTCGTAGAAGATATGATTGGCAGGGCAGGCCATCGCCAATGACTGCGAGCCAGCCAGCGGTGACCAGATAACCGAGCCGTCCTGTTCGAGGTCAGTCATGGTACAAGGTCCAATCAACCTTTCGCATGCGCTTGGACATGCCCTTTTCCATGAGCAGGTTGCAGCCGTAGTCGTGACACACGACTCGGCCGTCTAGACGTCCAAAGTTTTCAGCCTTCAAGTCAGTGAAGAATGACGGGACTTTGGCTGGGAGGTCATGCTCGCTCATTGGCGTAGTCTTGCGCATGACGAGCGCAATTCCGCATGGAGAGATAGCGACCACTGGTGCAAACCACTCAGCGAACTCTGTCTCTTTTACGCACTCCCACACTTCATATTCAATGATGTTGCTGAAACACCGCTCCCCGTTTTCCACCTTCACAATCAGCGTGTCGTCTAGCGCGTGTTTGAAGACGGCGCGATATGTGCCATAGCCGAGGCACTCACCGAGCAGCATGGCCGCCACGTCGCGCGCAGCGGTCGTCTTGAAGTGCTCATCAAGGTCGAAGTGCGCGCTCATTCCGTTACCTTCTTCTTCAGGTCGGCCTGCATCATAGTTGCAGCCTGCTCCCAATCGGTGAGTGATGCAGCTCCAGGCACTAGCATCACGCCGCCCTTCTTGCCTGCCTTTGCCTGCTCAGTGTCTTCCTTGTCTTGCTTGCGGATATCCTTCAGGACCTCGTGTACCGACTTCAGCGCTCCTACACGGTCCGAGCCGAACGTGGCCTTGCCTGCCTCACGCATCAAGCCCATCAAGATACGCTGTGGCGTGGCAATGTCGCTCGGCTTCATGGCGTCGACGCGCGCGATGATGGCCTTCTGCACGGCCATCGTTGACATCAACACCTTGGACTTCGGCTTGGCTTGCAAGCGCGGTACTCCCGCCCTGATAGCAGCGAGGTACTGATCGAAGTCCACCAGATACTCGTCTACGAAACGAGTTTCCAG